GCACGGCATCGGTGCCGTTCGCAGCCACGAGGAAGTTCCCGCCCGCCGTGGCAAAATTGGTCGTGATGTACTTGTCGCTACTCTGTCCGGTTACCGCGGCCGAGGAAATCGCGCCACCCGCGGTCACATCATAGATATCGGCGCCCTGCGCAGCGAAAATATCGATATTGCCGCCCGCGTTGTAGACCATCAAGGTGCGCACGGGGTCGGTCGTAGGCAGCGTTGCAAACGTGGTCGAGCCGCGCCGCATGCGGACGCTGTCGGTTTCCGGGAACCAGTTGTCCATGACAACCGCAGCGTTCTCGTCCATGTCGGCGAGATTCTGCGATGTCATCCAGCCCTTGACGGGGGCAATTCGTGGATATGGATGGGCGACGCTCGTTCCCGGGCGCGCCTTGCGGACGAGAGCCTGCCTCACGGTGCGATGACCCGACCGGGCCACGCATAGAGGCCGCTGAGAACGTTCGTGGAATTGTAGAAGCGCCGCGTGGACAGTTGGCTCGGCCGCCGATCGGCCGCGATATCGCGCTCCAGTTCACGCTCATACGTGCGCATGTCTTCGGCGTAGTCGATGCCCTTCGATTGTTTCCACCGCCAGATCGTCGACAGGATCAGCAGGCGTTCCCGCAGCTTGATCGTGTTGGTATCGGCGTCGAATTCCGGGATGGCCGTGCCGTCATCCTGCAGAATCCAGTTCCGGCTGACGTATTGGGTGTAGCACTGCGAACCAATGTTGAGGCCGTAGGTCAGCAGCTGGTCATCGTTGTAGCGCCAGTATCCGGGGAAAAAGACGCCCGGCATTTGGAGCAACAGGTGCCACTGGTCCGATGTCATCGGGCCGTTGAGCGGCGAGAGCAGATAGGCATTGTTCCACACCGCGGAATCGACCAGCCATCGATTCCAGTCGTCGGGGAAGTCCACGGTGTTCGGGTTAGCCGTGATCGTCCATAGGAAGTCCGTGTTGAGCACCTGCCACGGATGAACCGACATCAGTTCGTCACCCGCCTCCTGAATCAGGGCGAGCAACTGCATGGTCTGGGGATCGCTGGAGCCGATTACCGATGTCGGGACCACCGACAACGGCAATCGCTTCACGATCTTCTGGGTAATGGTCAGGAGGTCATCGGAGGCCATTCAATGACTCCCTGCATCGCGCGACCGCCGTCGATCGACAGCTACGCGGCGTGTTCGGTCTCGGCCGCGGCGCGGGCCGCACGTTCGGCATTGGTCGGCCGGCCGCCACGTTTCCGTTCCACCGGCTTCGGCTGACCGGACATGAACGCCTGCATCTGCTCCCGCATGGCGGTCATCTCGGCCGCCTGCGCCGCCATCTGGGCGCGGAGAGCTTCCTTTTCGGCGTCGTTGCCCTGAGCCTTCAGGAGGTAGGTCTGTGCCCGCTTGCGGAGATCGACGCCGTCCATCCCCATCTTCTGGATCTGGGTGTCCGCCGCGTTCGCCAGATGCTCGACGGTGTAGATGTTGAAGAACTCCAGCATCTTGATGCGGGCCGGCGTCATCGCAGGCCATTCGGAGAGGGGCGTTCCGACATGCTGGTTGGCGGCGTTCGCCTTGAAGCGCTTGTACTGCTCGGCAAACCTGATCTTGTCGTTCTCGCTGACTTCCCGGCATTGGACAGTCTGATTGTCGCCGGGGATGCGGATCGTGATGAACTCGCGGTCTTCCCAGAGGGGACGATCCGACCCTTCGGTGCCGCCCGACTTGGCGAACTTCTCCGCTTCCTGTTTTGTTCGCGCCTCGAGAAACACCTTGTCGATCGAGAATTGGATCAAGAGGTGTCCGTCCTTGTCGTTGGGATCGTTCCAGCGTTCCATCGGTGCAGCATTCGGCATGGCGTCAGTCCTTTTCCGTGTTGATGCGGGGGTTCTCAGGCCGCGAGTGCGGCATCGGAGGGCAGGCGAATGAACCAGCAGAAATTGTCGCCAATCTCCACCGGCAGTCCGTGTTCTTCGGCAAAGGCGTCAACCGCCTGTGTCACGCCGAATTTCGCAAAGGCCGTGTTGCCGTAGTCGTGTCCGCAGAGGAGGGCACCGGGGCGCAGCTTAGGCAGCCATGCCGCGATATCGGCTCGGCAGCCTTCCTCGGAATGGTCAGCGTCGATGAACACGAAATCGAGCGACGCATCGGCAACGCGTGATGCTGCGTCTTGAGAGCGTTGCGCCAAAATGATCGCGCGCGGCCCGGCAAAGGCCGTCTGCTCGATGGCGCGGGCGCGGTATGCGCTCTGCCTTTCATCCGACAGCCCGGCGTGCCAGTCGCCGCTGTCGCCACTGTAGGCCGCGCCGTTCCCTTCCCAGCTATCCACCATGTAGAGCGTGAGGGTCGGCATCGATCGCAGCAGGCTGGCGGACATGTCGCCGGCAAATACGCCGATCTCAGCCCCCACTGGACGCGGGATATTGCCAAGCCGACGCATGATCTCGCGGCAGCGTTGATCTGCTGGCGACAGTATTGGCTCGACCATCATGGCTTTCGCCATCGTCGGAAGGAGGCCGTCTCCGGCTACGGTTATGATGGTGCCGTCTTCGGCCATCTCTGCGGCGTAGTGACAGAATTCCTGCGCCTGCTGCACCATCCATGGCGTGGAGCGGAATTGCCGGTCCCCGAAAAGAACGTCGACTACGGCATCCGCGTCATTGCCTGGCTGCGCATAGGCGTGGTGGGCGCCGTCATTGGCGAGACTGCTGTCGAAGCCGTAGAGGTGAATTTTCCGATAGCCCCACGCATGGGCGAGCTGCATGGCAGCCAGGCCGCCCGTGGAGCCGCCACCGATGAGATGAACCGGCCGCACGGTTTCGTCCTTCAGCACCTCTTCGACGCCGGGGGCGTGGGAGTGCCATAAAGATATCTGATGATCAGGAGCGGCCCCGAATAGCGCGGGATCGCATTGCGATGCCAAAAGATACCGCTTGGTTAGCGGCAGCATGATGCTTCCGGCTTTAGGGCGAATGAATTCTATGTTTCCCGGCCGGGCATCCGCGATAACCAAGACATCAGAAATCAGCGCATTGCTGCGAAGCCAACTGGCAGCGCCGTTCAGCGCCCAGATTTGCTGCCCCAGCGACTGCCGCCAGCGGATTTCATCAAGGCGATCCTTCGTGGACGGCCCGCCGCCGACGATCACGGCGTGTCCATCATGCGCCGGCGCGAGATCGAACCACGACACGTCGCGCTTGATGTTAGTCCGCACGTTGTCGAACAGCTTTTCGCGCTCGGTATTGCACACCGTGTCGATCTCGGCACGGGTCAGTCCGCCGATCTTCCAAACCTGCGGTACCCAGCCGATCGTGACCTCATGGGGCCGCGGCAATCCATGGAAGAAAACCACGCTCGCCTTGTCCGGTATCGCGCCGCCGCTGGCTTTGTAGGAGACGAACAGGTTCGGGAATTTGTCCTGCAGGATGTCGGCGCCGCGATACGATGCCTCGATCCACGCCTGATCGCCGCCCTGGATTTGCGGGAATCCCATGTCGGCGAAAGACTGCCAGATGTTGTTCTCGAACCCGATGCGCCACGCCATGACCGAGGACTGGAAGCCGTTCGGCCGATAGACATCCCGGAGAATGGCAAAGTCGCCATCGTAGGCCGCGATTTCGTCCAGCCGGCCGGTAATGACGGTATCGAGGTCGAGATAGAGAACCCGGTCGCCATCTTCGAACACGCCGGGCTTGAACAGCGCCAGCTTGTTCCACCAGCCATTGAGGCCGGGAACCGGAAGCGGCTTGGTTTCGATGCGCGGGTCAAGTCCTGCGGCATCGTCGGTGAAGCAGATGAAGCGCGCCTCGTACCCTTCGGCGAGATTGCGGCGGACGGAATCGAACAGGATATTGACGTACTGAGCCCCGCGGCCGAGATAATTACCGGCATTAACGCAGACGATGTGGAGCATGTGATGTCAAACGCCGATCTGATGAATGGTGTTTTGGCGCGCGCCGGAAGCGACGTGCGCGTCCAGCCAGACGATCCCATTCCAACGGGCTTGATTGCCGCGTTGGAGGCTTTGCTAAGCCGTCTCGAGCGCCTTGAAGAGAAGGCGGCGGAGCCGAAGCCCCGCCGCTGAGTGATGCGACCGTTATCCGGTCAAGTTATTTGTCCCTGCTGGTGAGGACGGTTGATCGTCATGACGGCCGTGGAGGTCGTCGAGGTGACGGTCGTTGCCGCATTCCAGCGAGCGCCGAGAACCTGACGCCCGGACACCGAGGTCTGCATGACGCGTCCCGCGGTCGCCGACAGGTACACCTTGGTGGTGCCGGCCGGATCGACCTTCACGGCAGTTTTCTTCACGACGGCATCGCCGTCGATCTGATACCAGCCGTACTGCGAGGCGACGTTCGCCGACATGGCGACAGCAAGCGGGGCGCCGCCGTTAACCACGCCAGAGGTCGTGGTGAGCGTTGTCGCCCCCGTCGATGTGACGTAGGTGACCAGCGACCCAACCACGGTGTTCGCCACGCCAAGCAGGTAGATGAACTCGCCCTCGCCGTAGGTCGGGTCTTTGGCCCGGACCACCTTGCCGAGAGCGTGGTTCTGCGTCGTGGACGTTTCCGCGATCGCCTGCGGAATGACAACCGGTTCGTCGATGATGTATGCCATCTGTGCGGCCCTCCTAAGCGTAGAGGACGCCCTGAAGGCGCCGGTTGGAGACAGTCATGTTGCCGGCCCACAGGATCATCTTGACGATGGCATCCTGGTTGATCGGCACGCGATCGTCCTCCGGAACGAACATGTCGCGCGAACGCGACGGCCGGTAGAACAGGTAGTCCGTGTTGCAGAAGTACATCGTGTTGGACGGAGCCGCGCCGCCAAAGCCACCATCCAAGACCACCGGAGCGGTCATGAACATGATGTTCTGGAAGCCCGATTCCGCAGTCTTGGTGTCGACGATGCGCTGGATCGCGACCAGCGAGCCCTGGTAGAACGTCCAGTAGTTGTTGTCGGCGACGATGATGTCGGGCTTGTCCGTGTTGCGGACCAGCTGGACCCAAACCGCCGTCATGTACTGCTGGATGTTGGCAGCCGAAACCGCCGCACCGCCATTCGTGACGCCCGAATAGGCGATGTTCTGCCAGAACGACCACGTGCCGGCGTTGATGCCGCCGACGGTCGTGCCCGACGGGGCGGTCGAAATCAGCAGCTGAAGGCCGCCGATCTGCTTTCCGCCCGAGCCGGTTCCATCGGAATAGATGCCGACGGAGATGTTGTTGATCATCGTCTTTTCGGCGTTCTGAATGCGCGCCTCAAGCAGATCGATGATGCGCTCCGGACCGGCGTTCTGGATTTCTTCCAGACCCGACATGGCAACCGCCACGCTGGCCTGCTTGAAATCGAAGGTCGCGGAGGTCAGCACGTCCGAGGGCGCGATGTTCAGCGTCTCGTACCCGCTGTAGTACTGGAACGTGCCATTCTCGGCATATTCCAGCTCCTGCAGAATCTGGGAGCCGCCGGAGACGGGCTTTTTCTTGCCCTTCTCGCGAAGGCGGTTCAGAAGCGCAGTGTTCTTGCTGACGTTATCCGCCAGCTTGCCAGTCCGGCTCCGGAGAGTCGTCGTGACAATTTCCGAAAGATTCGGAGATGCCATTTTCGTTTGCTCGCGTTAGACGCGGGCGTAGCCTCGGAATTGTTCCTCGAGAGTTGCCCGCAGATCATCGGTGTTGGGGCTCGGTGACTGTGAGGTCGCCGGTGCTCCGGTGATTGATCGGCCTGCAGCCCGCGCTTGAGTGGCGGTCTGTCTTGCCCTGGCGAGTTGATCCGCCTGTTCCTTCACGCGCTGCTCCTTGAGGAGCTCGGCGCGGACTTCCGGGTTCATCCAGCATGCTGTGTCATAGGCCGCCTTCAGATCGGGGGCCTGACCGCTGGTAATCAGCGTCACCATTTGATCGGCGACGTTTTCGGCATAACGGTTGGCGGGGTCGTTGAAGAAGGCTTCGACCACGCCTTGCGTCTGCGCTTCCTTGTCCCCGTAGACCATGCGTTTGAGCTGTTCCAGCTCTTGCATGACGGGGGAAATGTACGGGGCCACGTCGATCTGTGGCGCCGGTTGATACTGCTGCTGGGGCTGCGGCGCGCCGTTCTGCGGCTGCGGGATCTGGCCCTGCGGAGGAGCATTCCGCGCAAACTGCGCGAGATCTACGTTGTAGTTCTGCGCCAGCCAGCGGATGCCTTCGGCGGGGTTGCGCTCGAGAAGCTGTTCCGCGGCGATGTAGTTTTTCAGGGCTTCCGGCAGGGTGGTGTTGTTCTGCCGGGCCATCTCGACGTACTGATCGAGCGGGCGGTACTCCTGCAGCTTGCGGAAGCCAGCGTTGATCTCCTGCTCACGCTTGGCAATGTCGCGCACCACTTCCGCCGGAATGGCACCGTTGTGCCATGCGGCTTTTGCCGCCGGCGACCAGCCGGGCGGAGGATTGCCGGGCTTGTCGGTCGGCGCGGCGGACTGTTCTTCCGTGCCGGCCTGCTGCGTCGCTGGCTGCTGCGCCGTGGCAGGCGCGGCAGCGTCCTTCGGTTCCTTTGCTCCACGCGCGGTCTCAGCCGGCTGCGTCCCATCGGCGGCCGGGGCAAAGCGCCCCTTCTCATCGCGCGCTCGCCGATCAGCCGCCTCGGTTTCAGCGGCTGACTGATCGGGTGCGCCCTCGACAGGGTCCGGCTGCGGTGAAGAGGAGGCAGGTGCCGGTTCTGGAGAGGAAGAGGCTTCCTGCAGTGCTGCAGAAAGCGCATCGCGAATAGAGGTGTCTTCGCCGTTGATGTCGGCCATTCGTCACTCTTTCTGGGGTTGTGCGGCTTAGGCGCCGTAGAAGGAAATCCATGCCGTCGGCGAGACACGCCGGAACTGACGGCCGCGGTTCTGGGCAATCGACACCGATCCGGTTGTCGCGGTGCCATTGTCGATCGTGGAACCCGTGTCCGGGAACACGAGGCCCGCGGTGGACGTGTTGGTGTAGACGGTCACCTGATCGTCGACCGCGCTGCCCTGTGCCGGGCTCGGCAGCGTGCAGGCGGTCTGGCTCGATGCTGTGGTGAGGATGTTGAGGCTCTGCGGCTGCAGCGTCGGGCCACTCGACTGCGACGTGCCGGCGCCGGTCACCTGCGCAATGACGGAGGTGCCGATCTGATTGGCGACACCGGCGGGAAGGCCGGCGCCCATGAGGTTCTTGGTCAGTGCCATGATCGTATGTCCCTGGTTGGTTTACGGCCGCGCGGCTTTATCCCGTGCGCCGGAATGGCTCACAGGCAGTGCGGGCCTTACGCAGTACGGAAACGGTTAGACGGCGCCGAGCTTCTGCATGGCGCGGTGGATGTCGTGCTTCAGCGTCGGGTCCGCCGCGACCTCACGCTTTTTCGGCGTCAGGAACGCGGGGTCATCACCCACGATCTCCAACTCGCGGCCCTGCCGTTTGCCGGCTTCCTTGACGCCACGCTTGAAGCTGTTGGCGCTCTCGTAGATCTTGCCGTCAGCGTGGTTGAACGTGGGCGGGATGTGGTCCCGGATGATCATCGGAAATGCCAGAGAACTGCGAGCCGCTGGCTCCTCGACGCGCCGGGGACGCAGCGGCAGAGGCTTCCAATCGATCGCTGCGAAATTCGCCTTGTAGTCAGCCGTTGGCTTGAAGGTGGCGCTAGGCATGGAGACGATCTCGCAGCAGCACACCGTAGGCACGCAAGATGCGGTCGTCGACATAGTCCACATCAATTGCGACGTAGGCCTCGCAAAGAACCGATAACGCGGTACGCCTGGTGGGCGTGAGATCGTCGGCATATAGATCGATCAACTCGTCAATGCATTCCCCAAGATAGGGACGAGCTGCCTTTCTGGTTGCCGTCGTTGTCATCGCACGCCCTTCGTCTTGCCGGTACCAATGCGCCCGAGCTTCTTGTCGGCCGCGACAAATTCCTTCGCGACCTTCAGCGGCAGATGAACCTTCGGATCGCTCGGCTTCCATCCATGCGCCACCGCCAGCATCAGGCGTCCCTGTGCCGGCGACTTCGACGGCATTAGCGCGAGCCCTTGGCGATCCTGCCCAGCGCCGGACCCGATGCCGGTCGCGGACCGGACTGCAGTGCCTGCACGAGAGCGGCGCGAGCGTCAAAGGGAACGTTGATGGCCGGCAAAAAGTGGCTCAGCAACTGGCCGTGACTGTCATCCGGCATCGAGAGACCGGTTGCGCCGATCGTGGTGCGCGGTATTTCGTTACTGCGGATGTTTCCCATGTAGTGCATGGGCTGGTCGAGGCCTGTGAACGGATACCCGCCAGCCTCGGTCGCCGGCTGCGAATAAAACTGCATGTACGGCAGCCGTCCGACGTTACCGATGGACCCCTTGATGTCGCGCGTATTCTTTCCAAGCATCTCATCGATGCTCTGCTGAATCGCTGCATTGCGGTCAGCGTCGGATATCTGGTCGGTCGGCATCGTGGTTGCTCCCTTATGCCGCGTTAAAGGTGCCCATCTGGGTCCAGTTCAGGAAGCCCTGATTGACCGCAAATTCCTGCATCGCTCGAGGCAGGTTCGTGTAGCTGGTCGAGAGCTTCTGGTTGATCCACGCCAGCAACGCGCCGTCGAAATTCGTCTGCGTAATCCCGGCATGAGCGAACAGCGCCATCCAGTCGCCGTTCAGGTTACTCATGGTGCCGGTAACGAGCCTCACGCTCGCCTGCTGCAGGCCCTGGTTAGTGTTCGTCATGGCAGCGACAACAGGATCATCTCGATATCCTGCTCCTCCCGCATCAGATCCAGCCGCTCCTGTTCATCCAGGATGGCAATGGTCTGCAGTTTTCCGATCAGCCGCTCCAGAAGATCGATGCGGCCCAACGCCGGGCCCCAATCGATCTCGCTGGCCTTGAAGTTGACAACACGTCCAAGCGTTTCCGTGAACGCCTCGACGACTTCCGGCTCCGGCCCGCGGAACTGCGCCTCGAGCATCTGCCGAAGCTGATGTTCCGCGGCCCGACGTTCCTTGCGGGTCGCGTCCTGTGCCCGCTCGACGCGCTCGACATGCTCCCTGAGGTCGGCAACCGTCCCGACCCAGCCGCCACCGCCGGCCGCTTCGCCGCTTGGGCTCGGCGGCGGAGGAGGTGGTGGAGCAGCTCCCTGATCGTAGCCTTCGCGAACGACATAGGCGATAGAACCGAAGCTGCCATAGCCGCGGGTGACGACTGTGGCGATCGACACTTAGGTTCTCGCTGCCGCCGTCGGGCTGGTGGCGTCGTTCAGCGTCTTCACAAAGGCCGTGGTCGCGTTGTCCAGCTTCTTCACGGTGTACGACGTGCCGGTGATGGCGAAATCCATCGAGTCCTGATGAATGGCGTAGAGCGCCTGGATCGGCGTCGGCTGCGAGCCGTTTGCCGCGTAGCTTTCGGCCATCGCCACAGTACCCTTGGCGAAGTCGTAGGCCGATGTCAGCGTCATGGCAGAGCCCACCGCAGCCGGCGATGCCGGAAGATTGTCGGTCTTCGCCTTGATCGCCGTGATGTCGGCATTATCGGGCGCGGTGTAGCCGGATGTTGCCAGCCGCGTGGACACCTGCGCATCAAGATTGTTGCCGACGATGTAGCCAGCAGTGCCAGCCGAGTATGCCCCGGGAATTGCAGTCGACCACGGATCGCCCGCGGCCCCTGCGGCGTTCAGCGCTGCGCCGGTCGAACCCGGGGTCAGATGCGACGACAGCGTCGCATCCCATGCTGCATTCGTCACGCTGGTTTTCATTGCGGCCGTGAGATCGCCATTGGTCGGCGCATTGGTGAGGTTGGTCACCGTCGTAATCGTGCCGGCCGTGATGTTCGTCGGGCTCGCCACAGAACTCGGGAAGGTCACGCCAGCCGCGGCGGTAACGGTCTGCCCGGCGAGCTGATCGGTGTTGGCCGTCACGCGCGCTGTGACGCTGCCGACCGAACCGGAGAGGTTGCCCGTAATGTTGCCGGTAATGTTGGCCGATGTCGCCGCATTGGACCCCGCGATAAAGAGTCCGCCCGAACCGCCGGGCACGACACCGGACGTGTAAAGGCTCTTGCCGATCGACGACGCGACCGTGAAATCTCCGGCCGTGGTGTCCTGCCAGACGGCGGTTGCCACCTGTGCGGCAGTGAGTTGCCCACTGACCGTCGCGATGGTGGTGCCGGACAAGTTCTGCGTCGAGGTCGGCGCGTTGATTGCCGACCAGTCAATACCGGCGTAGCCTGCAGCACCCACGGAGGACGCGCCGCGGAATGCTTCGACATCGGCAATACCCGAAGCGCGCACCGCGAAGGTCGACGTATTATCCGGATTGGTTGCCCATGCCGGCGTAACGGTCGCTACCTTCGTTGCGCCCACATACCCGGTGCAGAGCCGGTATTGCCCCGCACCCGTTCCACCGGTCAGATAGATCGTGGCATCCTTGTAGAAATCATTCGTCGCGCTTGCCGAAGCATCGAGCGTGATCGTCGAGCCGGCGCCGGCCTGTGCCGTATTGCTGCGGATCGACTGCAGCCCGGTATCCGCCGCCAGCGATGCGCGCGTAATGCCGCCCGAGGCGACCGATCCAACGGAGCCAGTGACGTTGCCACCAACATTGCCCGTGACAGACCCAACCGACCCCGAAAGGCTTCCGGTGATGTTGACCGTCCATGCCGTGACGTTGGCGAGGCCGCCACTCGGCAGTGTGATGTTGGACAGGCCGGCACCGTTTGCCCCGATCCTGGCATAGCTGTCACCGGTCTGCGGCGTGTTCCCGGTGTAGCCGTTAATGGTGAGGCCCGTTCCAAGGGCCACGCCGTTCATGATCGACTTGCCAATCGAGTTGGCTGCGGTGAAGTCACCGGCGGTCGTGTCCGTCCAGACAGCAGTGGCGATCTGTGCCCCCGTCAGCTGGCCGGAGAGCGTGGCAATCGTCGTGTTGGACAGGTTCACCGTGCTGGACGGCGCGTTGATGGCGCTCCAGTCGATGCCCATGTAGCCGGCTGTTCCGGCAGATGCCGTTCCCTTGATCGCCTCGACGTCTGCGGGACCATCCGGCCGGATGGCGAATGTCGAGGTGTTGTCCGGGTTCGTGGCCCATGCAGGGGTCACCGTCGCAACTTTGGTCGAGCCGACGTAGCCGCTGATAATGCGGACCTGGCCGGCGCCGGTTCCACCCGTGATATACACCTGCTGCGCCTTGTAGATGTCGTTCGTTGCCGACGCCGAGGCATCCAAGGTGATCGTGCTCGCCGCGCCAGCCTGCGCTGTGTTGGATCGCGTGGTCTGGAGGCCAGTGTCGGCCGCAAAGGTTGCCCGATCAATTGCGGCATCGGCAATCGCCGCGGCGTTGATGGCGCCGGACGCAAACACACCCGAGGTCAGCGAACCAGAGGCCCACGCCGTACCGCCGGCGTTGACGACGTTGACGCCGATCTGCGCGGAGGAAGTGGAGACAGCTGCGTTGGCGATGTTCTTGATGTTGACGTCGAGAATGCCAGCCGTGGCCGGGGTCGAAACAGCCGTGCCAAGAATCTGTGTGGCGTTTGCCTTCACCACGCCCGACGTGAAATCGAGTTGCCCGGTGCCGGTGCCCGCCTGCAGGATAACCTGACCGCTCGAGACACTGATCTGGTTGGCGCCGGTGCCCGTGGTGGGAATTGCTCCGGCAGAACCGGACGCCACATTGGGCAGTGCAGTCAGGCCAAGACGAACACCGTCGAACGGATTGTAGGAGACGATCTCGACTTCAAGAGCGACGGGTGCCATGTTGGCGGCGCCATAGAGATAGATCGTCGCCCATGGTGTCGATGCAAATACCGTGTCCGGCACGTCAAGCCGGTACATGCCCTTCATGTTGGTGGCATCGATCTCGATGAAGCCGCCCGATGACCACGCCGTGCCAACAGTTGCCAGCGTCGCCAAGGTGATCGCGGTTGCCGAGCCCGTCGCGCCTTTGCGATAATACGCCTTCAGGCCCGACGTGTTGAACACCAGACCAGACAGGCCGGCGCCGATCGTCGAGGACGAGTCCTGAACGAAGATATCGATGGTCTGCGAGGTTGCGCCCGCAAGGAATGTGCGTTTAGCCACGTGCTACATCCCTGCCATGCGATCGCGAAAGAACGGTCCGCCGACGCCCATGCCATTCATCGGATTGGAAAAGAACAACGAGCCGCTAAACGGCGTGTACGTGAGAGCGATGATGCCCTGTTTGCCAGCGCCGCTGGTGCATGCATTGTTCAGCCAATGCACGCCGCCGCCGCCAGAACCGTAGTTGCCGCCAGAACCGGCCGGGGTGGCATTGTCGCGGCCACCACCGCCGGAACCCGGGCCGTGCGTGGCATCCCACGCCGTTCCCGGATTACCGTTGTTGCCGACAGTGCCGCCGGCAATTGTGCCGCCGTCCGCTGTACCGCCGGCCGTCGAAACACCAGTCCCGGTGGACGAGCTATCGACGCCGTTGCCACCTGTTCCGTTTGGGCCTGCAGCACCGCCCCCGCCCGAGGCTCCGGTGCCCGAGGCACCGCTTAGATTGCCGCCGCGGCCTCCCGCCGTAATGACATCGCCGACGCAAGAGCCCGTCGCGCCTGCAGCACCGCCGTTGGTGTTGCCAGCCGCGTTTAGCCCGCCCTGTCCGGCCTTGACGAGAAGGCCATCGGTTGTACTCGACGGGGCCGCGTTGGTCGTCTTGTTGAGCCAGGTGTCCGTCCCGGCGTTGCCATTAACTGCCGAACCGGCGACGCTCGCCACTGCTGTGCCAGCCGCGCCAATCTGAATGTTAACAGTCGCAGATGCGGCGACATTGAAATTGTTCAGCGCAACATATGGACTGGCGCCACCACCCGTCGCGTGCGGCGTGCCCGCTCCTGATTGCGATGCCGCACCAGAGCCGCCCCCGGACAGCGCCTCCCACGTGTTGTTGGCGGGATTATAGTCCGCCGGCACCGTCAGCGACGTGCCCGACAGGTAAAAGACCTGCGTCATGCCGGCACCGCATGACCGTTTTCGTCGAAAGCGCAGCCGATGAAGGCGTTCGCATCCGGAAACAGCGTGTGGCCGTCCACGCTATCGAGAGCAGGATCTGCGGGGATCACTCCAACGACATTGCCGGTTGCGTTGTCGATAACCGCGCATGTTGCGATGTCGGCCGGCTGACCTCGTTCGGCATCCACGATGGCCTGCACCGCAGCCTGATCGAACGGAACGATGGCCGACCAACGGGGATCATCCGGCGCGATCTTGATGGCGGCTTCCCCGGGCCCGCATACCACGGCCTTGTCGAGTTGCTCCGGCGTATCGGCATAGACGACCGCTCTGAGAATTCCACTCCCGGAAGCGTAGACGATCGAGGCAAAGGGCATGTCGGCCTAGTTCAGCGTCCGGGCCGGTTCGACGCCCACCGCCCGTCCATCCGGGCCGCGCACGATGCGCTTGGGGGCCTGCAGCGCGGCAAGGATCTCACCATAGCCTTGCGTCAACGCCGTGAGTGCCTCTGCCTGTTGGGAACTGGCCTGCCGCTGCTCGCCGGCAATCGCGACCAGCGCTTGCGCCAGTTGCTGTTGGCCCTGCTGCAGGCTTTGCTGGCCGTTGAGCAGCATCTCCGCCAACTGCTGAAAATGGTTACCGAGGTTTTCCAAGGGCGTCGGGTCGCGCATCTGGTCGGCCTGGTTCTGGTTGGCGAGCTCGTAGGCGCTGGTCACCATCTGCCTATTGTGCGCCGCGGCTGCCAGTGCATGCGAGCGCTGCTTGTCGGCGGCGTCGTTGTGGACCTTCTGTTGCTCGAGCTGGAACCGCGCCACCCGCTCCTGCGCGTCGATCTTCGTCTTGACCAATTCCATCTGCTGCTGATGCTGGGCAGTCTGGGCGGCAAGTTGCGCCTTCTGACCCTCAGCTTGTGCGCGGATGACTTCCGGGTTCGGAGGCGGCGGCTGCTTCATCATGTTGGCAACCCGTTGCTCGATCTTGTCGACGGCCTGCTCGATGGATTCCTCAAGCTCGCGACCCGAACGGAACGCCCGCGCCACGAACAGGATGGTTTCCCCAATGGTGTCGGTGAGTTCCGGAGCGGCCTGAATGATCGGGATGGACTGCGCCATCAATCCGCCGATGACCTGCGCGAACTTGGTCCGGCCTTCCTGTTCGGCCTGCTCGTCCGCGGCGACGGTCGAATCCGTCTCGATATCGACCCGGTATGACCGCACCTGATCGTTGCGGATCAACTCGATGACAGCCTCCTGTGTCGGGCTGTCGATGATCTTTTCGAGCTGCTGCATCAGTTCCGGCGGAGGACCGGCAACGGGCGCAGGGGCATTCAACGGCGAGCCCGACATGCCCTGTGGGGCGGCCTGTGGAGGAGGGGGCGTGGGGGGCTGGCCCGGAATTCCTCCCTGCTGAGGCGGAGCGATCTGTGGGGGCGCAGAGGCCTGCGCCTTCAGCATCTGGTACTGCTGCTTCGCCTGCTGCTGTTCCGCCATGGTCGGGTATTTCAGACCCACCATCCTCCAGATGGTTTCTGGCTGGAACTTCTCGGCAATGATCTCGGCGGAAATCCGCGCAAGATCTCGTGCGAACCGCGCCATCTCCTCCTGACGGTCGCGGATGCGGATGCCGCCCCACTGTGCCTTCAGATTCTGCGCAGTGGCCGTTTCACTCGGCAGCGAGGCGCCGCGGAGAATGTCCGAAATCCCCGTGATCTGGTACACATCGTCGATGAGCTGCTTGCGAAGTTCGACGCAGCCCTTCAACACCTCCAGCACCATGTCGACGGGCAGCCACTCGATCATGCCCTTCGAGCCGCCACTCTGCGTGAAGGTCGACCATGCCGGCACCGGGATCATCTGGTTGGAGGCGCCGGGAGCCAGAGCCCGCTCAATCGCCGTGGAAATGTCGCCTTCGGCACCGGCCGGGTAGAACCCGGTCAGCTTCAGCGCATCCTGCAACGCGCCGATCTTGTTGGTGAGTTCGTTGATCTCGTCAGCCTGATCCTGGTAGTAAACGTAATCGGGGATCGGGTAGAGGCTGTCGGTGGGCAGCGTGCCGAACGCAGGCTTCGGACACGGGAAGAAATCCTTCAGGTCGTAGAGCGGCGGCTGCCTGTCGAGGAAGTCCTGAGAGTTCCGGGCCAGCCACACGATGCAGTCGTCGCGCTTCGACCATATCTCATAGGTGAGCGTCTTGTCGCGGGGAACGAACCGGCCCTGATCGTCGCGGGGCCGCTCCTGCTTGTCCTTGATCGCCTGCCACTTGTCCTTGCCGAACCGGGCGGCGCCCGTTGCGTCGTCAAGATAGACCCTGCGACCGACCCATGGTAGCTCCGACCACCGCCGGCCCATGGGATAGAGCAGATCCGACCAGTTGATGAAATCGTAGGCGAGCGTCTCATCCGAGAGAACGTCGATCGCCTGCGTGCCATCTGCGGTGTCGAACTGGCGCGGCTCAAACTGCGGCACATACCGCACCCATGCGGTACCACGGGCCACCAGCAGGAAGTCGTCGCGCACGTCACGAAGCGTGGCATCCACATCCGAGCGTTCAAATGTCGAGGTAAGGGCGCGCTGCAAGACTTCGGACACCGCCCGGCCCGTCGGGTCCTGATCGTTGAACCGCCGTGAGACAACAGGCTTGGGCGAACGGGCATAGACCGCAGGCTTCAGCACCTCGGTGTTCGCCCACAGCATCGCGTAGCGCCGGTCAGTCCGCGCTTCCTCTCGGTTCTGCTCGGTGTAGAGCTTCATGATCTTGCGGGCGCGCTGCAAGTAGCGCTGCATGTCCTTTTCGGCGCGCTCGATCTCCAGCAGCCATTTCTGCGCCGTCAGCGGCTGCGAGCCGTCAACAGGGCTTCCCCCTGTGGCCTGCCCGCTATCGGGCGGCGATAGCTCTGGCAGGTTGGAGTCAGGCATATTGGGATGATGTTCCAGATCGCACGAGTCGGTAGAAAAGCGCTTGCTTACTCAAACGCGTTCAGGCCGCCTCGGCAGAACCGCTTTCTGATATTCGGCGTAAGTCATATCCTTGAGGAATCGTGGCGCAAACGGCTTCGGCTCCGTTGTCTTGCGCACCCATGGCCGGCTCATGCAGGCATAGCGCCATTCATCGGCAGCATGATCTTCGGCGGCTGTGTCCACATCCTCTAAGCGATTGCGGTCATGCTGGAGGGCCGGAATAGTGCGGATTGAATCCCGGCACGTGGTGAAGCAGAACGCCATCGGGCGCCCGTCTCCGTCTCCCTTCAGGCGCATGCGCATCTGATCCCAGCCACCCATCGCGCCGGCATCCGGCACACGGCGATTGTCGGCGCGGCGGAACAACACTTTCTCGCGCGCCATGCGCTCGGCGATAGATGGGCCGCCATCTTCGGCGAACGCTGCAGGGTCGAGGACCCCGTAGGAAATCTCCTCGCGCTTGCCCTCGTGGGTTTCACGCTCAACGATACCGCGCGCCACTTCCTCAGCGGTCAGCTTGTCGCCGCGTCCGTACCATTCGCGGTATCGAACTAGAGCACCCCGCGGAATAACTTTGCTGTTCGTGTGGCCTGTCGGCGCCTCTCCACCCGAGGACCGCCGATACTCGCTAGAATTAATTTCCAAGTCTTCACTCGATACGGCCCACCAACCCACGCTGAATGGTGCGGCCGACCCCCAGTCCATGCTGCGGAATCGCAGCCAGTGCGATGGGATCTGAAACGGCTCGACGAGGTGCCGCTCATTGCTCCAGCAGTCGAAGAACGCGCCTTCGATGACGCTCCAGTCGCCGTCCAGCCATGCCTTGACCAGCTGATCGGAACCAACCTGAAACAGGCTCGCAACGTAATCGTCACCGAGAAAGCGGTTATCCAGCAACCGCGACGGGATAAACATCCGCGTCTTCACCAGCTTCTTGCCGGTGAACGGGTTGGTGAACTCGAACTCGAAAAGCTGGAAGCCGAGCGGATACTTGTCCAGCCGGTAGCGCTGTTTTACCCACTGGTGCCCGGGGCCGCCGGGGTTACAAGTCCCCTTCATCTGGCAGGGGACGCCGTTGCCTGATCTCAGCGTGCCATGCAGCTTGTTGATCGGCGCCTCTACCGGGAATGTCCCCATTTCCTCGGGGTAGAGCCGCGTATAGCTGTGGCCCTGGTAGGCGTCGGCATCGCTGTCGCGCTCAAGATATGCAAAGCGCAGCCGACCGCCTTTTGGGCCGCGGAAATACTTGTCTTGCTCGTGCCATTTGTGGCCGAGAGGGACGAGGATTTGCCGAGCCCGTTCGATCAGTTCGACTAGCTGCGTCCGCTCCCTGCGGAACGCCATGCCGATCGCATGCTGAGAATAGCGGTCCTCGTGATCCAGCCAGTCGCCGATGACGGCATCCGACTTTCCCCCGCCGCGCGCTCCTCCAAACCCGACATCATCAGCCGGGCAAGTGATGAACGCTTCCTGCTTCGGCTGCGGCTCCCAGAGAACTACTGGAGCGGCTTCGGCGCGTAACGCTTCTGCCATTCATCGATCGATTGGGCCGGTGCAGGCATGCGGGCGATGTAGTTGTGCTCGACTTCGCCAGTATGTTCGACGGCCGCCAAGTCAGGCAGCGTCTTGCGCAGGAGGCCCAAAGCGGCGCTGACTTGGGTGGCGGACAAATCGACCGTGCCAAGCACATGATCGGTAAGCCGATTCACGAGCTGACTGGTCTTGATTTTGGCGCGGGTTTCTTCGTCGTGCCTGATCTTGTTGATGCGAGCTGCCACGGGTGGTTTTTCCTCGCCGTTTGATAGGCGAAAACGCAAAACCCCGGCGGGATTTCTCCGACCGGGGCGCGATTGTTCAAGTTGGTGATTTAGTACCCGGGATGCTCGGGGTCGTCAAGTGTAGGTGCCGAGCAAAGTCCCGTTGGCGAACCCAGCCGCCTGGTTCTGCAGAGCGCTCTGGTAAATCTGCGCGATCTGCTGCGGCGAGAGACCGGCCTGAATCATCGCGAATGAGCTGCCGCCCCCGCGGCCACTGCCATACACGCCAGTAAGCGTTGTGGCACCCGTCAGGTATTGCACCTCAGTCGGCTCCTCCGGGATGAAGTCGTCCGCCTCGACTACGGCGTCGACCAGTTCCTGCTCAATCGGGAAGTCGCCGAATTGCGCCAGAACCGCCGTGGCAGTGCCGTGCTCGGTGTAGATGATAGGGTCACGCCGTGCAGCTTCCAGTCGTCGGGCTTCCTCCTCGCGTCGCGCAGTTTCCATATTGCGCAACTGTGGGATGGTTTCCTTGAAGCTGATGGCCTCTGGGACCGCCGCCGTCTTCATGGCAAACCCGCCGCGGCTGGCCTTGAGGAGGGTCTGCATCACGTCAGCGGGCGGGATTGGCAATACCAGCGTGGCATAGGCGCCGCCGTTGCTGGCGTCCGTGTTGTCGGGAAACAGGCGCTTCAACCAGCCGGTCCAGTCCTTGCGGGCGAGTTCTTCCGCTTCATCCGGAATGATTGTCGGTCCGGCCCAACTCGCCTTCCTGGACCCGGCGCCAAGACCGTCGAACGACCGCGTGTTGATGCGCACGCGCCCCGACGAATCCGGGTTGAGCAGAAACAGGCCGCCTTTGACGCACAGGGCCTGCCACGCGGCACGCGGGACCACAGCCAACGGGATGATGCCGGCGCGTTCGAGCTTGTCGCGGATTTCGCCGCGGTCCTTGACGAAAGCGTCGAGTGCCGCCCGCTGCTTCGCGATTTGCGCGTCTAACAGGCGCTTCTCCTCCTCCTCGTCGTAGATGTCGAAGCCGGCGATCGGCTTTGTCGCCTGCTTGCGCAGGTCGGCGCGCGTCTTTTCCGAAACAGCGCTTGCGCCCTCCTGCCGCTTGGCAATCTGCCGCTCTCCCGCCTTGTCGATATACGCTAAGCTGCTCTGCATGGTGGTTCTCCTTTAGAGTTTGAATATCTTCCATTGAATCCACGTCAGCACAGAGCTGACGCCAGCGCAGAAGGCGGATACAGCCACGCCTCCCGTATTTCCCGCTTTCCAGTTCAAGGCGACCAAAACGAGCGCGGCAGCGACGGCCAGTGGGCAAAGCCCCCGCATCACTCGCACCCGTCTTCGCCACTCTGCGGTCATGCGACCGTGTACTTGCTCGCTCATAATGGCACTGCCTCAACATCCTCTGCCGTAACGCCGGCGAGCATGTAGGTCCGCAATTCGTCTTCCACGGTCGCCTTGTTCGCGGCGATTACAGCGGCGTTTTCATTGTAGAATTCGCGCGTTCCGCCCCCTCTCGCCCACCAGAAATCGTGGCGCTTGAAAATGGCGCGCCTCAACGCATCGATTTCCGCAACTGTGTAAGCACGATCGGTCATAGCACTCCTCGCTTATTTATCGCGGAATTAGCATCCATGATCATGTGCCCCTTGCTCTTCGGCAGACGTCAAGAGCGGATTGCCTCTCTCAAGAGAAACGCGAACCCAATCGCCCCAATTTTGCAAGCGCGGGAACTGCTCCTCGGCAGACCATTCACCGATTACAACGTATTCCAGATATCTTCCTTCTCGAGAGTGGCCCCGAACATACCACCCTCCGATGCGATCTTTCGGGGGATCGGCAGGCGCATGCAAAAACGCCTCCAATGTCAGCAATGGCCCGTAACTCATTTGCTGGCCATCACGCCAGTTCGTCGAGACATTCCCGCAACCGGTGCCCGGTGAAGTTCACCGTGGTTCCGTTGGCCTGTCCATGCCGGATGCGGGCGGCTTCGGTTATCGTATGCTTGTCGATCAGGATCAGCTTGAGCAAAGAGAATCCGGTGTCGCCCAGCATTCTTGCCCAGCGGTCGAGCTGATTGCCGGCCCGAAGCCTGCGATCCGTTGTGCCGCTCCTGTGGGCTGGATCTGATCCACCTCCCGGCATGAACTCCGGGGATTTGATTGGGCCATTCCGGCCGGATATCTCCCAGGTTTCCTGAAACAGGCGGGCGCGGGCGAGCCGCCCATGCGCCTCCTCGGAATCCTTCCGTCCAAGATGGCCTCTGGCGTGCATCAAGCCAATGGCGTCATCCCGAAGCGTGCGGATCGCTGTAACCTTCGGATGAACGACCCGCTCCGCATATTCGGCCGGATTGTCAACGACGATGGTGTCCAGCATCGGAAAGTCCTTACGACGTCGCTGAATACCTTCGGTCTGCATCGGCTTCCTCGGTTTGCGGTTGCGGCGGGGCATTCAGGGGGAGGCCTCGGTTTTGGGGCGCAGCACAATCAAGGTGCTGTCGCGGTTCGCGCCTTGGCGCAGCCAACCGCCGGCGCACTCGTAGAACGACCCCTTGAGGATGCGCAGGGCGCGCGAGTCGTCGGTCAGCTTGCCGACAATGCCCTTCTCGACGTCGCTCTCCGGCGTGAGGACGATCTGCTCGAGGCCGTCCTCAATGTAGAGGGCGATCTTCATAGTGCAGCCTCGAGCATGGCGCGGTAGGCGGCATCCCACGCAAGCGCATGTCCACTGCCAGCCGGCGCTTCGGCGTAAGCCTTCTCCCATGCACTTGCCATTTCCGACGGCGGGTCTATCACCGGCACCAGCTTGTGGGTTGGCGGGGAGGCGAAGAGTTCTGGGAAGGCGGCATGTATAGCCACCATCGCCATTGCCGTTTCGGTATGCCGACTCGTACCCTGCTCGTGGGCAACGGCGCGTATTGCCGCTTCTATTCTCTCGTCCAGCGTCATCACCGCACCGCCTTTCCGTCGAGACGCGGGCTCAAGCCGCGGCCTCGCTGTTCATCGCCTTGTGGCCGAGGTCGCGTTCCGCGGCTTCGTGCATCGCCTTGCGCAGTTTCTCGGCCATCCCGCCGCTTTCCGCCGCAAGCGCGTCATTGCGCCGGCTGATTGCGATACAATCGCTGATCTCCCGAAAATCAGGCATCCGGCGCTCACGTCGAATGAACGAAACCAGGGCCGGCGCCCAATGCTCGGCAACCGCCTTGCGCGCAACCCCGGTGCCACGCGCTGTCCGCACCGCGGCATCCTCCGCTCGCTCGCGTTCTGCGATTTCCGCGCCACTGACGAAGCCGCTGCCCTGCACAGACGTCGGCCGCGCCACGCTGATCGATCGCACCAGCGTGATCAGCTCGGCAGCAGCCGGGAACCCTTTTGCCTTGCGGGTTTCGACGATCCGGCCGGCGAGGGCCTCCAGCGCTTCGTCGCTCGCTCCGACCGGCACGTAGCGGGCGAGCTCGGCAGCGAGCCCGTCGGCGTTCCTGGGCTGCCCGTAGACGCGGGCCAAGCGGCCAAACAGGAAGGTTTTGATCTGCGCCTCGCTCATGCCATCGCCTCGTCCATGAAGGTTTCCCAGCCACGCCGATTGATGAACGTGGCCAGATGCTTTGCCGGGAAGTCGCCTCGCTTTCGTCGCTGCTCGAGCAGCCACTGGACGTAGCGCACGACCCCGGCCCAGCAGGCTTCGCGGTCGGGCTTGGATAGTCGCGCAAAGGCGCGCATCGCATCCGCTTTCGTTGCGTTCGGGCTGGCAATGGGGCGGTATTCCGCCCACACCGCTTCGAAGTCGTCGGAGTAGCGCTGCCGCTCGGGTCGTGCGCTTTCTTCCGACTGCAAAACCAGGTTCTCGATCGCTGCCCCCGAAGCTTGCGAGGGGGCCTCGTCTCTGTTCTTCTCTGTCTCTGGTTGTGACTGTGAAGGTGCATCGGTTTGCCATTGGCTACCGCCTGCGTCTGCCATGCCTTTGCCATCGTCTTTGCTATGGCCACCCCATCGCTTTGCCGCACCGGCTTTGCCCGCGTCTGACTTCGCGCCGATCTTGGCATCCGCATGAGCGAGTTCGCCGTCAATGCGCTTGTGTCGCCAGCCGTCCGTGAAGAAAGCCGCCAGCGTGGCGCGCTCGCGTTTCCATTCTGCCGGCGTCAGGCGCGCAATACGGCCAAGCGACGCGTCGTCGATTGGAAGCTTTTTGTGCTGCCAGTAGTGCATGATGAGGTGGAGATACGCACCGCTCTGCAACGCCCCGAGGTGCGTGGTGTCCGCGAGGTAGTCGGCGATGTAGAGTGGCATCCAAGGGCGCGCGGTCATTGGCGCCACTCCGCCACTAACTTGTCGCGCTTCGATCTATTGCAGTCGAAACAGGCAGTCGTCAGATTTTCAGGGTCGTTTGAGCCGCCGCGCGACACCGGCACGATATGATCACATTCGAGCTTGCCGCCCTGGTCACCGCAATACTGACAAGTGAAATCGTCGCGCCGGAATGTCGCTGCGCGCAGCTGTTCCCACACTGGCCCCGATGGCCGGTCTCGCCCTAGACGGACGAAGTGCGCAAACTCGTTGTCATCCCCCTGCAGGGCTGCCAGGAACGCCGCACGGAACGTCTCCGCAGGCAACCTCTGCACCTTCGGATCGTCGACCATATCGGAGTAGACGCGGAACCAGCGATTACCCATGCGCGCCCTCCCGCCTTTCCAGCGCCGCACGCTCCCGTTCCAGGATGGCGTAAAGCCGGTCTGCAATGTCGCCAGAGCAGCCGGAGTCACATGCCGCAATGAAACAGTCTGCCGCCACGTCGTAGCGGCCGGAGAGCGCGCGCAGCCGCTGCGACGGCTGCCGGAGGGGGTGGAACTTGATGACCGAGGCGGAGTGCATCAGCGTTGCCTCCGGGCCGGCCTCGGCGTGTAGACGAGCTTAGTGTGATATGGGCACCATGCTGCGCCGCCAACGACCATGGCGCCGCAGAAAATCGTGTACGCGCCCTTCGGCTCGCCTATGATGTAGCGACAGTTCCACGGCTTTGCGTCGATCAGGCAAACCGGTTTCGCGTCCGTCGGAAGATCAATTCCCGCCGGAATGGTAATTGGCGGCGATTCGGTCTCGGCGTTAGGATTGTCAACGCGGGCGGGCTCGCTGCGCGACCACTTTCCGCGATATGACATGCCGCAAATCTGGCCGCGCGTCACGTTCAGTTTGAGCGCGATCTGTTTGGCGGTCTTACCAGCGGCCCACATGGATTTCGCGATTGCGATTTGATCGGTGGTGAGGCTCATGCCGCCCTCTTCTTCGCCAGAGGGTTGACGCGAAGCGCGCCCCAGTTCATCAGGCAATCGGCAGCTTCCTCAGGCGTTCGGGCCAGCCAGTAGTCGCTCCCGTTGGCAGCGCATGCCGTCGCAAACGCGATCTGCGCCATCGAGGCTTTGCCGTCGGGGGTTTTCAGCTCGAGGAACTTGGCGCGGCCTCCGGGTAGTATAATCACCAGATCAGCCACACCGGGGAGCATCCCCTGCCGCTTCAGGAAGGCTCCGGTGCGCCGTGAGCGGCTTCCCTCGTTGGCGGGGTGGAAGTAGATCAGGCCCGGCACGCCGTTGAACCTGAGCAGGTCCATGACGGTGCCTTGGAGATCGGATTCGCGCATGCCGAGGGACTTCACGCCGCTCTCCCCATCTCTCTTGGGCTGTGCTCCGCAAGGGCTGCCGTTACAGCGCGTTCTGCGGCCGTCTCAGCTTCCGCAATGCGCCGTTCGTTCTTGTTGCGGCGTCGGATCGCATCGGCCCAGATCAGCCCGGCGATGATCGCCACCGCGAACATGATCTCGCACGACAGGAGCCAGCCCCAGCCGGAGAGCAATTCGCCATAGATCATCGCAATGCAGGCGAGCGCCCCGGATAGCCATGCCGTCGCGTTGGCGTTGTCCCTGCGGGTTTCCAGCGAAGGGCCACCGTAGACGCGAAGCTGGCGGGCCAGTTCACGCGGTGAAGGGTGCTGGCGCCCGTGCCGAGGGGGGACTACACGGGCGCCAGCGTCTCGCCGTCCGAGGTCAGTCTGACGCGAGATGGGAAGGGGATGGTTCATGCCGGCTCGTGCTCCGGGATGGGAGCGAGCATCTGGCGGAAGATGGCGAGGCGAGAATCGGACAGAGGGCGGAAACGTTCCGTGGCAAAACCGGGCTCCGCCCCAAAATATTCCGGTACCAAGTGTTCGTTGTTCAGCTCCTCAAATAGGAACACGTCGCGAATGGGAAATGATATGATCGCGCGAACGGTATAGATCGTTCCCCTACGAGCCATGTGAGCGCCGGGGAAAGGGGATGCCCCGCGCGCCATTGAATCATCCACGCACACGACCAGTTGCCCGACGTGAAACATCACCGCACCTCCCATTCCATGCTGAGGTCGGCACGGGGCTGCTTGCGCCGGCTGGCTTGCTCCTTGCGGATGCGGCGCGGAGACGCGCGGCCAAGGCCGGAGAGGTGAAGGTCAACTTCCAACAAGGCCGACGCCAAGCGCGGCCAGCCCCGGCGAAACGCCGCGAGCGCGAGCTTCAGGAACACTGCAATGCCCTCCTCGATTTCCACCCGTCGCTTCTGGTGTGCCGCACCTAGCGATCAGGCGATCCGACTGTGATGCCGTCGGCTGCTACTCAGTTGACATTCATCTCCCGCAGAAGAAGCGCGCGAAATTTCGCATCGGCCCGCGCAAACTCAGCCAGCGCCACAACGAGACGCCCGACGGAATCCGCCGTTTCTTCTCCGATGAAGGAAACGTGCGTCGCGGTCCGATACCCGCGATCTGAATGCTTACCGCACACCGGCCGACCATCACGTTTAGTGATCGCCATCGCTCCGCATTGCCGATCGTGCACCAATGCTTCGCATCTGGTCGACACGCCGTGCGCCTTAAGGCGCTTGATCGAAAGAGTGAGCTTGTGCGCCAGCCACGTATTAAAAATTACGTCCGGTGCTATCGTGTGAAGTGCGTCGCTGAGCCATTCGCTCTGTTTCCAGGATTCAAATTGATCCCAGCAATTGCTGCAGACTACCGCCGAGTGGCGAGTGGCAACCGCACGTGTTGCTCCACAAGCCGCACAAGCTCGCAGTTCGACCGGCCGAGCAATCGCGTAACCGGGCATCAGCCTTCCCCCTCTGCTGGCGTCGACGCAATGCCGAGCGGAAGGGCGGCAGGCAAAGATAGTTTTGTGTCTGCCGGATATTCTGTTCGCAACTTTGCGACTTCGATTTCCAAGCTCACGGTCGCGCAAATCTGGTGCGACAAAGCAGCGAGCGCCTTGGCGTCTTGGGCCTCTATATCCCCGGAGCGAAGCTTCTCGATCGCGTCGAACAGAGCATCCCGCAGTCCAGCGGAAGTGCGTTCAATCTTCGTCGGTTTCATCGGAACGCCTGCCATTCTGTTTGCGACCGACGCCCCACGACCGTTGCCAACGGGGTTCATTTCGCCGCCTCGTTGTTGCCGCGCACCATCAGCGCGCGGATGGTTGCTGCCGCCATCTCGTTCCAGAAGCGGCGCTGCTCGGATTCCGGCAGCGCGTTGATCACCGCCTCGATCAGCCGTGGGCCGACTTCGCTCCGAAGCATCGCGACGATCTGCTCGGTCGCCGGAGTGCGGTCGCCAGCGAAGTACCGCTCCGCCGTGCGCACATCGCAGCCGACGATCTGGGCAAGCTCAACAGACGGCTTGTGCTGAAACCAAGCCCGCGCGGAACGCATGATTTCCGCCATGTTGGACGGCTTGGTCGCATGAGCGACCAGTTGGTCGGTTGCTCCAAAATCGGCCGTGAGCGAGTCTGTGGGCATGTCAGAACGCACCCCCGCCCAAACCGAAATCTCCGCCCGGCTGGATGCCGTAGAGGAAGCGATCATCGTGCTGGCTGCGGCCACGCCCGACGGCGCAAAACACTTCGTCGAGCAACTGCGCATGAAGGTCGCGTGGTGCGACGCCAACAACCGTCCGGAAGCCGAACGTGCCGCACACGTCCGACTGTTCAACCTGGCCCGAGCGTCGGGACTCGGCTGATGGATGGGGGCGCCCCGCACCCCGGTGGAAGCTGGTCGCGGGGCGCCCAACGCCGATACCAGGGAGGGTGGCTGTCGGCGTCATGCGAGTGGCCTCGCAAGCGTGTTCGGAATTCATGCCACCCTCTTCAGGAAGGTCGGTATCTCCAGTTCGTCAGCAGAGTACGCATCAACGGCGACCGGTCCGGGGCCTATTCCAGAACCGATCGCCGCTTCAGTTTCAGGTGCGTCAAGTTTGCGGATATCATCGTGCTCTGCTGCTTGGCTGGCTCCTCCCTCGTTGTGAATGGGGGCGAGAGCCGACCGATCTGCCTGCTTCCGCTCGGCAGCGTCCGACG